TATTAAAATCATTTGGTATAGCACTATCAGCATAACCATATCTATTTCCAAATATCTCTTTTACTATCATTCTAAAATAACTATAATAGTTGCTTGAAGAATTATATTGATTTAAACTAACATATCCTACCGCATTTGGCGTACCATAATATGTATGAACAGTATTTGATTTTAATTCTATTGTTTGTGTAGTTTGACTGTTTATTGTATCTGGTGTAGCTGAATAACTATATGAAATATCTTGTATTGGATACCATGTTGTTCCATTGTTTGAACCTACTATATAATATCTAGCAGGCAAACCTCTGGCAGTACGATTGCTACCATCAGAATATGTAACAAAGTAGTGGTTCAAATATTGAGCAGGATTACTTAATTTCAATTGTAACCATTCGCCTGATATTTCACCAATTGTCTCTACATTTGTCTTTGTATTTCCAACATATAAGCCCGGTAATGTTTTCGCGGATTGATATACATTAGGAGCATCTGTAACAAACCCATAATCAAAAGGTGTAGCACTCCCAACAATATTCGCATTGAATGCTTTATATGGTTCATATGTAGGTATAAAACTACTAGCAGATACTTCCCATTGTACCGCAAAAGCATTGTTATTGTTTCTAGTTACCCATGTCGAACTCGCGTCCATTGAATTTGGTGATATAGTAAATGTCTTTATACTCGTATAATCCACTACGGTTGATGCGCCTACACCAATAAACGCATCGTATTGCCCCGAAATATCCGTCGCACCTCCTCCATAGTTTTTCAATGTATAGTTATTAGTATCACTCAAATTGAATTTATAATGGAAATATGGATTATAAATAAATGGACTGATTCCCCCATTGTTTACAGAAAGTGTCAAATTATTTCGATTGATTTTCGCCGAAATATTATCCAATACCAATCCATTACCAAAATCGAAAATCGGCGTATTATCATAATTACCATTTGAACGGAACCAACAAGCGAACGTGAGTCCATTGATTCCAGTTGCGGATAATTTCGGTAATTGGACATAAGTATTTGGTAATCCATCTAATGAAATAGAACCATTCCCGATTTTATAATCAGTCGTATCAATGATTGTATCTTTTGACATTATCGTATCATAAACTCCGGTTGCTTTGTTTTGTAAATATTGGTCTCTTACTGTATCACTATCGAATGTATAATATAAATCTGGGGTGGCTACATATGTCGATGCGATTTGATTATTTGAACCGTCGTTGTAGGCATTAAAAATGGATTTGGTTGAATCATATATGGTACTAATGGCGGTATCTGATAAAACGGTTTTATACATGGCGAATTCGTCGATGGACCCGTTAAATGATGGGTCCGCAGGGTAAAGTGATTTCAATAGGAAATTCGTTGTACGATTTATTGGAAATGGATAAGCTGCTTTTTGTGAAAAAACAGATTGACCATTTATGTACAGAGTTGAAATACCGTTTGTATTGATAGTCCAAGCTACATGACGCCAAATATTATCATTTATTTCTGGTACTATATTGTTATTTTGAATAATATAAAAATACTGTCTTATACTATTACCAATACCTCCGTCAAAAATATATAATACTAAATTATTATTATTATCATTCACTAAACTATTCGCAAAATCGAACAAACGTGCATATGTACTATTATTATTGGAACGGAACCAACATGTAAATGTTATTCCACTCACGTCCGTACTGAATGTCGGTAATCTTATGTATTGGTCTGCTTTGGCGTTTGTCATTACTTGATTATTTGGTATTCTATAATCGGATTGTTGGATTAGTCCGGACGAACCCAATACCGCATCATAATAATATTGTGGATAGAATTGTATATTCCAATCACCTATCGCTAAGAAATCGTTTGTAGCACCGGTAATAGTGGATTGTATATTTGTATATCCTAATCTTTTTCCAAATACCTTGTTTATACATAATCTGAAATAAGTATAATAATTCAATGATGTTTGGAAACCCTGTATTGTTATAAAACCAATTGAATTATAATTACCACTAGTGATGGCTGTCGTATTATTTGTAATAGTATATGTATTTGTATAATTTACATTACTACTAGCGTCATTCGATGACGCGTAGTTATTGACGACATATTGGATTGGGTCCCATGTAGTACCATTGTTCGAACCTAATATATAATAGGTTTGGGGTAAGGCACATGCCAATGAATTGGAGTTATCATAATAAGAATCGAATTTATAAGAACGCATTTGGACAGGTACGGTCGATTGAATTTGGATCCATTCGCCGTTTATTGTACCCACAGAAAGGTTTGTGGTTTGTGTTGTTATTGCTGGGCTGCCTTTATAATCACCTATTGTTGATGTTTGTAAATTATATTTATTGGCAGCTGTTACCCAACCACCATTCGATGACCCATCGAAAATACGAAATGGTTCGTAGTTTGAGGTTTTTCCGCCAATTACGGTTGTTGATGGCATAAATGAACTACCCGATGCTGTCCATATGATTGGGCAATTTTCACGTGTTGTCCATTGATAATTTTGCGCGAATGTTGTATTCGGTGATACTGTTTGATTTGGCGTGCCTTTGTTTAATACATATGTTCCCAGATTTCCTGCCATTGAACCAGATGGATCGAAATTATAATAGAAATATGGGGTTGGTATTTTAGTTGTTGGTGTTATAGTAGGGTATGTATTATTATGGTCGTATAAGTTATATACTTCATCGGCTGTTAATGTTGATTTATAGAATTTGAACTCGTCAATTGCTCCATTGAAAAATAGATCACCGCTATTATTGGATTTACCTATATAATTACTTGTAAAATCATAATTTTTTGGATAAAAATAATTGGTATCCGTATAAATCAATATGCCATTTATATATACTTTTTGAGTTCCATCTGGTGATATTGTCCATGCTACATGACGCCATGTATTGTCTAATACATATGGGCTATTTAGAATTACTAGATTTACTGATGCATCTGGAATATATAAACCTAGCTTTCCTAGTTGACCATTTATAAATAATGTTAGTAATGAACTACTGATACCAAAATCAAATATACGTGGATAAGTGTTATTTGTTTGTGAATTTTGAGAACGGAACCAACATGCGAATGATACTCCATTTGTACCCAAACGACATGGTGGTAATTGGACATGTTGTGAAGCACTTCCACTGGCACCACCTGCTAATTTTAAGGATGCTGTACCGAATTTATAGTCTGTTGTATCGATTGTTGGTGTATTCAATAAAACCCCGAAATTCGAATTTGATGTTGAAGATGCTGATATGCCGTAAATACTCGATAAATAATTTTCCATTTGTATGCGTTCATCTAATGATAAATAGCGATTATAGATAATTATATCAGCAATTTCGAACTCTGATGTACTACCTGACAAAACATTTATACCTAATGATTGTGCTAAATATGTATTTGTATTAGTTGTTGTAATTGATCGTTCTATACCGTTTGTTCTGTAGCTATTTGAGCAATCGCAACCTATAAAAAAATCTGTACTATAATTATTCAGACTCTGTGCCGTTATCCAACCGTCATGATATGCTATACCAGTATATCCAGCATAAAACCCATAAATACTATCCTTTCCAGTATTCCAAAATATTCGTCCTCTGTTAGCAGTAGCATTAGGATAACGAGCTATATGAAAAAAAGTATATTGTTCTAATCTTGGATTACCTATATTAATAATTTCCGCGGTAGTACCTTTTAATACTTGAAAACTTCTTAAATATGTACCATTTGTGCTATTACCTTGAATAGTTAAATATGGTGTTCCGGTTATCGATGATGGTGGAATGTGACGTCCAGCACCACCACTATCATACCATGTTTTTGTCTTTTCATCATAGTTCTTTGCTTCTAATCGCATATATAATCCATCTGTTACCGGTATATCGTGCGAAACAATATTATTCAAAATAATAGTCGAGTTTACTGTTTCCGAATCGAAACTATAATTGAAATACGGGACTGACATGTATTTTGGTCTTGATATATATGCTTTTAGAATTATTCCCTATGTATTTTACTAGTCTAAATGTTTTTTTCAATGAATGATGTTTTTATAAGAAAAAAAATCATTTTACAGATTTCTTATTGATTATTTTTGAATCGATAATTACGTTTGGGTAGTTTTTATATGAAAAATCGCATAAAATATTACTAAAATGATTTTTTACAACTACAAATATTTTTATCCGTATTTTTACTGTTCAATACGCATTTACATCCAGTTTTCAAATTCTTGGCTTTGTTACGTTGGTCAATTGTCAATGGTTGTGGAGTAGGGTCAAAATATACTGTCGACATTGCTACACGATTTGTTCGTAAATTTGTTTGGCGACATACTTTAAATTGCGGACAATTTGTTACTTTTTTGTCCATACCAAAAATATGTATATATCCTGCTGGTGTAATTCTGTTGATATTGATATTATTTGTTGTAATAGTATTCTCTAAAGAATATTGTTTGAAGTTTAATAAATCTTGGGAATTGAATACTTGTGGTTGTTTTGATGTATTATTATCGATTTTAAGTTGTGTTGAAAGTCGTTTGTATTTTAAATAATCACTTTGTGACATTTCTATTGATGTGGTTTCTATATTATTATATAATATTACCATATATTTTGTTTTTGTTATACGTTTATACTTGCTTAAAGATTTCGACTATTATAATGTAATCAAATGAAAACACTTGGTTTGTATTTTTTTTTATATGGATTTTCATCTGTATTTGCGATGTTCAAACCAACGCCGCTTATATATAGAAACAATCAAAAATCCTTACCGAATTTGGATAATATACATCTATCTAATATTTATAGTGATGATTTGTGTATTTTTCAAAAAATGTATATGGTTCGAAAACCTTTTTATAAGAAAATTCCAAAATCTATCCATGGAATCATTGAAAATACTAAACAAACTATTATAAAAACTACTATAAAAACAAATCAATATCTACGCCTCATACGTAGTGAAAATATTTTACCTACTCTTTTATTAAGTTTTACTGGAGGTTGGATAATGAATCCATCCCTATCTAGATTATTTGGGTCAACTCGTTTTATTAGTGCGAGTATTATCACAATTTTAGTAATGTCGAGTAGTATGGTTCTCAATGATTTGTTTGATATTGAAATTGATAAAATAAATAATCCTCATCGACCACTAGTAACTGGTGACGTAACAAAAAAAGAAGCCATCTTGTTTTTATCGACGATGTTAGGTTTATCAGAATATTTGAATTTTCGATATTTGACTGGAAATTTACAATCCGTTACTCATATTGCTATTATGGTGATTTCGCTATATACTCCCGTTTTTAAACGTAAATTATTTTTGAAAAATATCTCTTGTGCCGCTCTCGTATCGTTTGCGAGTTCTTTCGCTGGATTTGCTGCGAATTCGAATCAATGTTTGAATAAAAATATCGCTCTGTTGGGGTTAGCATCACGTATGGTTTTTTTCGGTTCGTTATCCAATGAAATTTTATTGGATATTATTGATTATAATGGTGATAAACGAAATGGTATCCCGACTATACCCGTCGTCTTTGGAAAACGCGTCGCGTTCTCAATTGTATATGTGATTACCTGTTTTAATGTTTTGTCAAATACAATGAATTTGATTTCGCTATATGATTTTAAAAAGGGTATTGTCTTATTGATTTTATCGAGTGAACTTGTTCATTATTTGAATAGTATTACAAATGTAAAATGGTGTAAAGAAAATATTTATGATGATAATACAATTTTATATTACGTAAAACAAACTGTAAAACCATTGTTGATCTCGTTATTATATCTTTGTGTACTTATATCTATATAAATCTTGGTCATTTTGGTTGTATAAAAATATATATTTCTTGTATGGATATATATTTTTCTATGCTGTATATATTATTTTTTTAGTCATAATGAATCCCATATATGCTATTATCGTACCGACACCGATGCCTGCTATTAATTGTTCTACTGTATGTCTTTTATATTTCCAACGTTGATAAAATGTCAATGCTAAAATAAATGAATCTAAAATCAAATATGTTGGAGAACCTTTTACCAAATACAAAAATACAGTTGAAAATGCTACATTTTGTGTATGAGATGATGGCATTCCATATACGTTGGAACCGGTATATTTTTCATCGATGATGCTACGTCCACCAGCCGGGCGTTCTTGTCGTATTAATGATTTTAATACTGAATTTATAATACCATTTATTATTTCAAAAAACACATAACCCATTAAATATTGTGGTTGATTCCATAGTTTAGTGATTGATATTATAATTACGATTATGGGGCCAAAAAAACCTATATAATCTAATATTGAATTATCCAATAGCATTTTCTTGATTTCTTATTATATATTGATATTTTTTATCTAAAAACTATTTACCACCATTCGGTTGCTGTTTATATAATTGTTCGCATATCAACGAAAATGACCAATTCGCACCATTTAAATCCACTATATCTCCTCTATCACTAACCAATTTCACCGTCATTCTATGTATATTTACTGGTCCAAAATAAAGACGTTCCTGATTCTGTAATGTACCGCCGAATTCTACGTAAGACGAACCATTAGCTAATCCTGATACTTTCATTGGTATCAAACCAAAGACATCTTTTACAAAAGGTCCTGAACCATAACTTTTGACATTTACCGTAGTATTATTCGATAAAGTGGTCGAGATAGTTTTTCGTTCATTCGCTATTTGTGTCAAAGCATATAATTGATTTTGTGTTAATTTTGTATCAGCCGGAACATTTGACGTTGTATTGTAAGTCAACAATCCAGAAACCGGGTCACATTGAAAATTACTTTTATTTACATATGACGGTAATGGAACATCTGTTACCTTGGATGTTACTGTTACTAAACCATCATTCAAATGGTTCTGATTATAATCATCTAAACAAATCATAAAATAATTAAATAGATTTGTACTAACACCAGTATCCCCATTTATCAAAACAATTTGTCCACTACCATACTCACTTAATACATATTCTGTTGATAGACGAAATCCCAAGACCCATCCTAATGTTGTATCCCATGTTGTATTACGAACACTCGTTACGCCTACATAACATTTGATAAAACTATACGGGTCGTAAAATACAACTCGATAGTCATTTGCTCTGTATATTTTATTTATATTCGAACGTATAATTGTTCTTTCAACACCATTTATTTTTATTATTTCAAAATAACTACCAGACGCATCTGATATATTTTTTATACTATCATTTAATGTTTTTATTAGATTATCTCTTATGTAATTATTTGGAGGAATTGTAATAGTTGATATACCCGAACCATTCACGCCGTCTTCGTTGGGTATTATTTGAATAGTATCGTTTATACCAGTAGTTATCGTGATATTGTTTTGGGCTACTGTATCTGTTCCTACTATTTCAGAATATGAAACATTTGAAGTATTTACAGGTAAATTATATGGTATATTTATGGTATTTTTATCAATATTTAAATATTTATACCATGTCGACGATGCGTCGATTGTACCTGGATATATGGCATTATACGAAGGGTCAAAAAATTGAATACTATAGTCTCTTTCTGTTAATATTTTTTGTACTATTACAGTTAAACTACAATCGATTTTTTGTGTTGATGGATTTATTTTGAAATTCACATTTGTTCCTGAAAATATATTCAGTCCAGTCAATTCGTCTACGTAATTATTAAAACAAATATTTATTGCTGTTTCTAATTCTTGATATGTTGTATATGTTTTTTCTGTCGGTGATTTTATACTATGTGGTGGTTCTGCTTTGTTTCCATAATCACCACTTGGGCTTATCACCGCAATATATGAACCATCTATTGTATATGAAGCGTTCTGATTAAACGACGAATTGAATACGTTTGAAAATGATAAATCGTAATATATTTCGTTTAATCCTATAACTTTACTTAAGAAACTATTGGTTAAATTAATTATATATTTATCTTGATTAAACTTTTTATTGATATCAAATTGTATATGAAATTTTGAATCTAGACCTATATATGAAAATGTATTTGTTTCGTTAATATCTCCTGTTAAATTTCTATCATATTTTGTATTTTCATTTGTTCTTATTATAGAATCATTTATTGCTGATATATATTCTGCCAACGAATATCCATTCGAAGATGAATTTGATATTCTGAATATTATTTCATTTTCATTTAAAGCAAAATTAACCGCTTTACATTGCAAACTTATATATGGATTTGATAAAATAATATATCTATTAGATTCTTGTTTAATCGGTGAAACGTCGGATATAATATTATTTGTTTCATTTATCAAATATTCGAATCGAAAACACGAGCCCAAACCAGTCCATATATTACTATATCCTTGTGGTATAATCTCATATGGAAATAAAACCACAATTTTTGAATTACTATAATTGTTTGTTGTATAACGATTTGGTTTTATTTTTAATTGGAAATATGAATTTTCAAAATTGTTTTTTGAAGGGTCTGTAATATCGATTCTTTTTATAGATGATTCACTACTCAAATATGGACTTAACGCCAATTGATTACTCAAGTCTGTTAATAATTCGTTTCTTGTTACATCATTTCTTAATGATAATGTTATATTGAAAGATAAATCCACTATTGAAATGCCCGATACATATTCACCTGGACCATAATATTTTATAATCGTAAGATAATTATTTTTTGAATCATCAACGAAATATTTTCTAACAATCGTATCTTCTGTTATACTATACGCATTTGTAGATAGTTGTAATGTTTTTGACGAATTGATTATATATGGATAATTTTCTATATTATCAAATCCTAAAAATGCTGGTATTGATTTAAATCTTGGTCCATTTTGAGTATTATCATTCGAGTTTGTCCAATATGGGAATTTTAAATAATAACTTGTTTCATTATATTGTTTTGTCAAATCAATAGTCATTTTTGTTAGAGATGTATATGGATTATATTCGATATTTGTGTTTCCAAAACTAACATCGGTTGCTTGTTTTTTTAATTTTGTTATACTTTCGTTTACTGTTGTTGCCAATTCTGTAGGAGAATAATTACCAGCTGATATATCAATTATATAATCATGATTACCATTATTTATACCATTTGTATTACCTTTCAAGTAAAAAAAATTACTACCAAAATTATTATTGATTGTATACCAAGTATATGGAATTTGTACTGAATATAATTTTAATGATACTACATCTTTCAATGGATCCGATAAGTTAAAAGTAAATTCGGTTGAAAGCGACCGTTTGTTGTCTCTATATTGACTATCGATACTTATTACTCTTTTTATGGTTTGTTGTAAAAGTGGATTTAATTTATCCTGAGTATAATCCAATGATTTTGTATATCCTATTTTTGTTGTATTTGGTTGTGATGGTAAGCCCTGAACCATAAAATTTTGGTCTCGCTGTGTAGATTGTTTTGGGTCTTTCAACATTTCTTGTTTTTGTTTTTCGATGTTTTCACGTATTTTATTGGGGTCTTGTATAGTTCTAGTTTGACCGTTATTGATTGATGTTTCTGGGTCGTATTTATATCCTGCGACTGTTTGCATGGAAAGGTCTCTTACTAAAATCGGTATATCATCAAAACCTTCTATTGTGTTTTGGTATTGGTCATATTGGTCTTCTTGGTTTACGGATTCATTATCACTCTCTAAATCAAAAAAATGTTTATAAATATCATCAAAAAACTTTGCTAATTTGTTTCCCGATTCGTTTTGCATGTTTTCATATTTTCTTATTAAAGATACGATTTTGGCTTCTAGTTCTCTATCTGTTGGGTTATTCAAATCTAAAACGTCTAATAATTCTGCATCTGTGTACGTTTCTATATCATACATATTTTCTCGGTTATTCATTTATTGAATATATTTTATAACTTACTATACTAAGATATAAAACATCATTTATATTTTATTTTTTGTTTTTATATTTTTTTAAGGTTTTCGATTTTTTTGAGGTTTTTGATTTTCGCAAATTGCGTGAGTTTCCTCCGTTTATTGATAAAGGTTTTTTTGATGTTCTTGATTTGATTGTAGGTTTTGTTTTTGTATATAACTCTATTGTTTCAGTTGGAGATGCTTTTCTAATACTTGCTTCGTAATCATTTATATTATTAGTATCAATATTTTCATCGATTATACCTATTTTTGCCCCTTTTTTTCTATTAAAAAAATTTGCTATCATTTTTGATAAAGTAGATTTTTTTGTAATTGGTGGACGTTCAACTTGGCTATATAAACTCATCGTGTATTATATATTATAATCATATTTTTATGTATTCTGTTGTATCATCTTTTCTGTATTTTTTTCTGTATTTTTTTCTGTATTTTTTTCTGGTTTCCTTTGTAATCGTTCTCGAAACATCGTTCTTATAAAATTTACTAAATCCATTTTCTTAGACATTCGGTATAGCATATCCATTGGGAATAATTTCAATCCTTGACCTCGTTTCATATGACGATTTCCAGTAAAACATAATATATCGAATACTTTCATTATTCTTTCTTCGTCGAATGTCATCATTTCTCGACTAATACGATGTTTTCCTACATGAATATATCGATTATAATTATTCTCATTATATACATAATGTTGCTTTCTTGAAAGTTTTTTTTCTATCATACCTATACCCATTATCATGTTTGTATCATTATTCATTTCCAAAACAAATAAAATGGATTCTTCTGGTATATTTTGTGATATCGGGTCCGGTGAGCAATAAATACAACCTATAGTTGGATGATTCTTTCGATAGGTTTCGTTTTCATACCACGTAGTATTATTAAAACGCGATGTTATAATGAAATGTCGTATGGAATTTCTATAATTTTTTATGTTTTTACGATGGATTTGTAATTCAGTTGGTACTAATGTGGTCATTTTTTATTTTATTATTATTATTGTATGTGGTTCTCGATTGTGGTGTATTTTTATTCAATTTTTTATTGGTTTTTTTTATTGGTTTTTTATTGGTTTTTTTTATTGGTTTTTATAAACGAATCAACAAAATTTTTTAATGATGAAAACAATGAACTTATCAAACTATGAATGGTGCTATAACATGACTTTTGTGGAAACTCTTTTGGAATGTCGTTAAGGTTGATACCTTCTTCCAGTAAATCGACAGACGATAACGCTTTATCATGGTCTGAACCGCATAATGATTGTCTTGTTAACGACTCTACATCACGCCACTCAATATTCGCAGCATTTTTTTCCTCCTCTTCCGATGAATCCATTCCAAAATCATCCAATATTATTTGTTTTTTCGCCTTTTTCTTCTTCTTTGGAATATGTATCGATTGGTCTAATTCATCATCGTATGATGTTTTTGTATGATAAGTATATTCTACATCATATTCTAAATCGTCTTCATTTGGTTCTTTAAGACTCAATAATACTTCACTATTTTCATTTTCCGTTTGGTTTGTATGTTCAGATAAATCCATTCTAGTATTAATTATACTATTATATTTTTTATCTCTAAATTTTTTCTTTATATTATATAAAACTACATTGATTCATAATGGATGAAAATTTGTTTGGGTATGAATTATCATCATGTAAAGAAATAAATTCAAATCCATCAAGTGATTCTTCTGAATATTCAAATAATATTATAATTGATATGAAAACTGACGAACAAATACCTATCGGTAATATACAACACGAAAACCATCTTATTGATTATACTAATAATCATTATATAAATAAAATACGTAATAATTATGGACTTTTTTTTTCTATAACCAATGATATTAGTTCTAATATAGATATTGATTTCTCTCGTAGTAATAGTCCAATAACCATTCAAAATGGTGGTAGTATGTCTGGTAGTAATCCTGGTAGCTATAATGGTAGCGAATATGATAGTGACGAATATAATGATAGCGGCGAAGACAATGACGATATTATCAATAATATGATTTTCCTTGGTACGAATCCAACTAAAAATAAAAAACGTCCATCAATTGATAGTACGAATGCGTCTAGAATTGGCTTTCCAAAATTCAAAAAACTTAGTTATCAAGAAATTGAAAAGTCATTGGATAAATATTATGATAATGAATTTGATAATAAATTTTCTAGTGAAATTGATATTTTAACTACTTATATGAAAGGGCAAAAAAATATATATATTCAATCTAAAATTATCAATCAACATAAACTAAATTGTCTTATGATTCCCTCTATTGTTATTGCGACATTGGTTACTATTATTGCTCCATTTATTGGATGTACTGAATGGACTAGTGGTGTTATGTCTGGACTGAATGCCATTGTTGCTTTTTTTGTAACTATTTCCAATTATTTGAAATTAGAATCTTCTGCTGAATTATATCTACAAATGGCGAATCATTATGATAAATTAGAAACCTCATTAGAATTGACAAATAGTAAATTGTTTTTTTTGAAAAATGATAATGAAAAATCGGAATTGGTATTATCCAAAATAAAGGAAATTGAAAAGAAATTATGTGAAATCAAAGAATCCAATAATACTCTTATTCCTGATGAAATTAAAATGATATTTCCTATTATTTGTTCTATCAATATTTTTGGGTTTATTAAGAAAACGGAAATTTATAAAAAAAATCTTATCATCAAATTCAAAGATGTCAAAAACGAAATTCGTTTTATTTTATTCAAATGGAGAACAATGAATATTTCTGTTTATACAGAAAGTGACTTTACACGCGAACAAAATAGATTAGTGTATTTACGTGAAATTAAAAATAAAATCAAAAATGAATTGATTGAATTTCGTTTGGCGTATTCTTATATGGATGGTTTGTTTTCTAAAGAAATTAAACAAGCGGATTCTTTGAGAAATTCATGGTTCTTTTTGTTTAAATATTATTGCTTTTCTAGTTTTTCTACTAAGAAAAATGACCATATTGGAATTAATGTTAATTGTAATCAAACTATCGATAAGTATTTCAAATTTGTTTTTATGGAATAGGTTTGGAGGGTTTAGAGTGGGTAGAAATACTCAATATTGTTATAAAAAATTGACTCCAATAATATTTAAAATATTATCTTATAATAATAATATTTTATGAATACAACTATAAACCAATATCGCACAAATCATTTTACCAAACAATTTCCAAAACAATTCCCCAATCAAATTTATAAAAAAGATGATAATAAAAATCTATTTCATTTCAATAACCAATATGTTTATAAAGACCAATATAAAAATTTACAAGTAGAATCTATTTGTATTCCTAGAGTAGATATATCTATTTCAAAAGATTTTATTTATAATACATTATCTGAATTACGTATCGGTAAAATACATAAAATTATTGAAATTCCTTTACGTAACGAGTTTTCTTATAAACGAATCATTATTAAAATTCAATGGAATAATAATGAACCTATTACACATAATATTAAAAAACACTTATATGAAACTGGGTCGTTTAAAATCGTCTACGATATGCCCTGGTATTGGAAAATCGTATTAACATATGAAAAATAATCGTGGGGTGGGTGTTTCGATTCTATAAATAAAAACCAAAGCTTTGTTTGGTTTTTATTTTTTTGCGCGTTCCCATTTCTTTCCCGTTATCCCGATACAATAATATATAATCTGAGTGTTTATATATTTGTTCTCGGCTGTCTCGAATAAAATATAAATTGGTATACAATGTATTTTTATATTCTGTAAAAAAATATAATTAGGATAGAGAAGTCTATACTATTATACCATTGAAGATTTATACCAGTGAAGATTTGAAACTGAACACCGTAGGGGTGCTATGGTTCAACCTGTAACTGGTAACTTAGTTGAAGTTTCATCCGCTGTGCGGATTGAAATCTTCAACGTTGTAAAATCTTCGCCGGTCTAAAAAACTAATTTCTCTTATTTACGATTTTTCGTAAATTTATTAAAATCATGCTTACTATGTATTCATGTTTTAATCATTTTTCGCTATCTCTGTAACCTGGTATGGAATCCATACCAGGGAGAATCATCGAGAAAAACCATAACCTTTCTATTGTCATATGTTATCATACGCAAACTATAGGGTCTTCTATTTGAAATTGTTTTTATAAGTTTTTATATTTTTGCTGTTGCGAGACAATATATACTTAGTTATTGTTTTATATCGGTTTTATCTATAAATATATATTTTGTTGGATATTTTGTTGGATATTTTCGGATATTTCGGGTTTTTCGTAAAAATAAGAGAACAAATTTATAAATGGATTCTAATATAGACTTTTCAATATGGAATCTAGTGATATAGATTTAGATATTTCTTGGATAAAAGAAAATCAACGCCTTCAAAATATTGAAACGAATTATTTACCAGAACTTATGGAAAATATCGACCTTTTTTTTATTTATATTAATCCAAATAACTATATTGATAAAGTTATACGTGAAAAATGCCATCTTTCAATTGATTGTTCTAATAATTGTTCTCGATTATCAAAAGAAAATTTGTTAAAAATAATCCAGACCAATAAAAAACTAGTAAAATCCAATACTATTTGTAAATATAAATTTCTAGATATTTTAACATATAATATTGATTTAGAACCAGAACATATTCAAAATTATACTAAAAATGAGAACATTCAAGAAGCATCGCGAGGGTTTTTTAAAGTTCTCAATATCATTGATGATATCTCTATTTCTCCATCGGTTTTTATTTTTCATAAAATAAATAGTATTTTTTTCTTATATCAAGCAATCGAAACCAATAAAAATAGACATACTTTGAAATCTATATTAAAAAAGCCACTTGTTATTAGTGAGTCTGAATCTATGGGTTCTCAAAAAGCAACAAAAAAAGTTCGTATTGATTTAGATAAAAATAATATTGAATATCGAGAACATTCACATAATAAAATAAAACATGCTAATAAAACTAGGAAAAATATTCGTATTATGAATTCCATTGATTCTAGCTCTATTGTTTTTACATCTCCATAAATACATCTCCATAAATAACATAGATAATTATTAATATGTTATTTATACAAGGTTCTCGTTATGGATATTTCTATTGCCATTGATTTTGATAATATCGAGAACAATATCGAGAACAATATCGAGAACAATAAAAAAACCAATGTTATTGAACAAATAAAAGAAGATATCGTATTTCTATTTTTCAATTTAACTAGAAAACATAAGGAAACTAGTGTTTTTGAATTAAAAATGTATTTTATGAATGTTCTCGATTTATTAAAAAAAAAATATAAAAACTCTTCTCAATCTAATAGTTCTTGTATTGACAACTCTGAAATTCGTCAATATCTTGGTCTTTTGATACGGTTAATTATTCATACTCGTGATAATACATACGGTAAAGGGGAACACGAGATTTCTTATATGTTGATCCATTGCCTTTACCAATATTTTCCTATATTGGCTATTTTTATAGTAAAACGAATCCTTGTATATGGTAATGGTAATGGTAATGGTATCGGCTGTTGGCGCGATATAAAATACTTGTGTGAATATATTTCGCAAAATTCGTTAAGGAGGTCGAATGATTCGTTTATACATCAATCTTTGGAAATTATGAATAATCAATTGCGAAAAGATTTGACAATGGTTTGTTCTGGTGGGAACTACTCAAAATATTCTATTTCTAATGTAGCAAAATGGATTCCTCGTGAAAATAAACATTTTTCCTGGCTTTTCGATAAACTGGTTCTCAATTGGTTCGGTTTTTCTATGTATGTTGGTCCTGAAAATCGAGAACTTCCTCCTGTTTTTGATAAATATCGTAGATTGTATCGTAAAAAAATTAATAGTATGAATATATTTTTGGATACTACTGAAATTAAACAATGTTCTCGAGAACTTGATAAAATAATTCCAGAAAATGTTTCAAAATATACTCTTATGAAACAATCTAGTCTTTATTTTGATTCTGTTTCTATAGATGGTTCTGAATCCTTATATGTATATAATCAAAAAATGATTTGTAACAAAAACTTTGAAAAATATTTTGAACAAGATTTTTTTGAATTAAAAACCAAAAAAATTATTGATAATCGAGAACCTGGTATTCATGTTGGTCATGGCGATTCTCATAGGTTATTTGCGGATTTACCAATTTCTTATTTTATTAAACAAGCATTTTTGTTATATAAAAATCCTACTATGGATGGTTTCGATAAAAAGGTTTCTATATTGAATAAACAATGGGATATTTTCTATGGTGATTTTTTTCATCGATTTTTATCTATAAATCGAGAACATCGAGAACAATATATCATTCCGGTTCTCGATATTTCTCAATCAAATCAATGGTTAGATTCTGAATCTTTCTATGTGGGTCTTGGTATCGCTATTTTGATTGCCTTGATAAATGACGGTGATTTCAATAAAAGGTTTATGTGTATTGATAATTTACCTACATGGGTCGCTTTGGATAAAACCGATATTTTTTCTATTGTCTCTACGGTTTTTGATTTGATAAAATCTAGAAATTCTACCTATGCTAATTTCTATAGCGCTATTGATTTGATTAAAAATACTGTTATTGAAACTGATATTGATAAATCTTTTGTTGATAAAATCAAAATCGTTATTTTATCGGATTTCGATAATATCGACGGGCGGTTTTATAATAATCTAGTCCATCGCTTTATTCGAAATGAGTATTGGGATGAAAATCTTGATATTCATATGGATATAGATAATTTGATAAAACTAGATGAATATTTTATTCCTCATTTTACTTTTTGGAATTTATCGAAAAAACAAGTGATTCCTATTCCTTGTTCTTATAAACAACCCAAAACTAAATTGTTATCTGGATTTTCTCCATCTGTTTTGACGGATTTTTTTGCGAATATTGAGAACATTCATGATTCTCCATATGAGTTTATGGTTAGTATTTTGTATACACATCGATATGATTTTATCGATGAATATTTATCGAAGATTATTATTGATTAATACCGATTAAGGATTACTGATGTTTTTTCATATAAATATTTATTTCTTTTTTTAATTCATCGAATTGTTTTGTTTCTATTTTCGATGATATATCTTGTTGTGTATTTTTAAATATTGTTTCTATTTTTGTTTTCATTTCCATATGTTCCTTTCTATCTATGTTTTTAAAAATAGTTTTTAGACTATCTTTTAGTTGAATACAAGATAATCTTTTGTTTGGTAATGAAACAACTTGTTGAGTAATCATTTTTTTGTATTCATCGAGAACCTGTAAATTTTTGTTCTCTATTGTTTCATTCTTTTTGGTATTATAATCTGATAAATATTTTAATACATATAAATAAATAACACATAATGAATAATTATCCCATGAATACTTATTTTTGAGTAATTCGCGGGATAATTCTATCCATGGTTTGTTCTCAAATGTAGTCAAATATTTTGTTAATTCTGTTTTATAATTTGATTTTTCGCCATCTGATAATAATTCTTTTATTGTTTTATTTTTTATAAAAAAATCCTCTAAAATGTCATATAGTTCTTCAGATGATATCTTTTCGTTTATTGGGTCTTCTATTAAATTAAAAATATAAGTTTGGATACAAATATCTATACACCATGGTTCATAATCTGGTCCATACGTAAAAAAAACCTTTTTTAATTTTTCAATATCTGATTTTATTGGTGATGATGGATTTGCTATCGTTACACTTTGTTCAATGAATGATAACCCAAAATCAATTATTATTGGTCGTTTCGATTTATCATCAATCATTATATTGTTCTCTTTTAAATCGAAATGAATTATTTTTGCGTTTGCTAATTTATTAAGACCATCTAACAGGTCGATGTTTGTTGTTATTATATTTTTCATAGTATTCTTTGGATTTTTTTTGAATGTATCTAGAAAATAATCTAATAATGTATCTTTACCTATATAACGGATTTTGTTTGTTTCATATGACAATGGGGTCATTGGTTTTGGTTTCTGTTTTTTATTGGATGTTTCATCTAATATGGCCAATGCTTCTTCATAGTTTTTTTGTTGTTCTAATTTATCCTTTTCTATAAAATCACATTTTGTTATTTCATTATCATCCACCGATGTCATTGATATTTCACAACTTTCTATGATCGGCGCAAAATAATCTTCATAATTTGATATTTTTTGTATTGTTTTTCCTAATAATGTTTCGTTCTCGGATGTGTTCTTTTTTCTTTGTAATTTTGTTATATATTGATTCTGTAATGGTTTTTTATCACATGCTATTCCTGGTCTAAAAATACATCCATAACTACCCTGACTTAATATTTTTATTTTGTTCGGTTTTGTATCTGTTTTTGGTTTATTGGTTATTTCCATTCTTGTTTATAATTGTTTCTTTGATTTTATATATTTTTATGATAATAAAAAAATATATAACCCCCTTTTTTGTTTTTGTTTTGTTTTGTTTTGTTTTGTTTCGATTTTTTTGGGTTTTTTTTTGGGTTTTTTTGGATTATAATAATCTACTACTTATCATCGCTAATACTTTTTGTTCTAATTCTAAAAATTCAAACTGTTTCTCGTCTTCATTTGTATCGATAGCATTATTCATTATGGTTTCTGGAGACCAATTATTTTTTCCTAGATATTCAAAATAAGGTATTATATCTAAATATTGTAATATTTCCGTCTGTTCGGTTTCTGTTAAATATTCTATGTTATATGTCATATATTTTACTTGTAATTGTATTAAATATATCAATTTGTTTTTTAGTGTATTTTTGAGCATTTCACTTTCGTATTGAAATATCAAATTATTTCGAAAATTTTCGTCATACATGTTTTTGGCAAAACTTGTATAATCAGCAGGGCCTACGCGTTTCAATGTTATTTTACTATCAATATATTCTTGGAATGTTAGGCATTTATATATATGAGATGATGTTTTTGAATTGATGATATTTACATGGTCATCGTCGTGATGGTTTGACATGATTGTATAAAAATATTTCAACGGATAATATAGTTCGTCGAATAATTTATCCCATATTTCTTGGTCTTCTAGAGAATCAACGAGATATTTTTTGTAATCTTGGATTTGGTGGTCATCGCGTTCATAAACTAATTTACAATATTTCGTATATCCGTAATTTATCAAGAAATTTTTGATAAATAAAACGTAGTCTGTTGTAATATGTTGTATTGATTCCATTGCTTTGTTTGCTAGATTATATGAATTTATATCTTTTTGTTTATATTATATTTATTTTATTTATAATCAATTTTTTCGTTCATAATCTATAAATGTATATGGTAAGTTCGAAATAGGACATATTTGCTGTTCGTCAATGTTTTTTATAAAGAATTCAGAATCAACATTTGTTAGAAAATCTGTATTCAAAAATGTATCTCCGTCGATATCTTTATCTATCAATGTTAAATATATTTTTTGGGTTTGGTTTATAAAATAATTATATACTTGTGCTCCACCTATTATAAACACTTGTTTTTTTTTCGGCATAGGTTCTTGGTCTTGGATTTTTTCTATAAGTTCATCGATTTTATTGATGGTAGTAAAATATACATTTTCACATTGAGGGGTTTGCTTTGTTTGCTTTGTTTGGTCTTTTGATATGACTATATTTATACGATTTTTCAAAGGTCCATTTGGTAATGATTCGAAAGTTCTACGTCCCATTACCACTATATGATTACTTGTTAGTTCTCGAAATCGTTGTAAATCAGCTTTTATGTACCAAGGTATTTTATTATCTATACCGATTATACCGCTTTTCGTTACAGCCAATATCATATTCATCTTTGTGATGCTTTGTATATACTATTTATAGTATAAATAAAAAAATAGAATTTATTATACCCATTATAGAATTTTTATATTTTTAATCGGTTTATATTTTATACAACGGTGGATGTATTGTCAAAGTATTTTCATCCATGAATAATATGAACAATATTAATAATATTATTAATAATATTGTATATAACAAGTCATTTGTATCATCTTCACGTCGATTTATTGGTCTAACATCTAAATGTAATGGATTAATATATCTGTACATGATTTCGGGTT